GTTCCCCAATACTGCATGACCCACCTTGGAGTAAGATTAGGAATATTAAGCCTAGAAGACCACCATTCGTCTACTTGTTCTCGCCATTCTCTGCTTTCTTTCGTCCTACCTTCCATTAGGGTTCTGTCCCAACCAAACACATTACTAATAGCATCTTTAAGAGAATTTGCGAAACTGTCTCTTCTAAAACCATGAAAATTTACAAGATAATCTGCGGCTGTGTCTTTTCCAGAGCCTATAAAACCAACGAACCCTATAATCATAGCAACTCCTGAGGATGTGCTAATTTATACGATTTTTTTCCTTAAGTCAAAACTTTTTTAACCAATTACAAATGTAAGCGGAGTTCCACCATCTTTATAATTAATTAAATCTTGCTCTAATAGATCTAGTTCTGCCTTGGCTTCTGATTTCAGCGCAGCCCCATTAAGTTGAGTTCCGCCTTGCGGACTTGCTATCTGTGCGAACTTTTCTCGTGCTTCGCCTAACATTAACTTGCATGTTGCCAGAGAGTAATCTCTTAACCATTGTGATGCAAAGTTATCTTGAAGGAGATTAAAATCAGGGCGTTTATTATAAATCCAAATAAGCACTTCTTCTTCGCTACGAGGACGTTGGAATAAGGTAAGTTTTTTATTTGTTCTATTATATGTAAAGTTTATATCGCTTCCAAACATTTTGCCAACTTGCTTTTGATAACTAGCAAAGGCATAATAGGTTGCTAAACCGCCCATATTAGTCGCTGTGAGCAAATAGGTATTGCTATAGGCCAAATTAAATGGTTCAAATAATGTGCCACCCTGTCCGCCTCCAGAACGACTGCCAACGCTTCTTCTAAAAATTTGTCTAACATCCATGACCTCCGAAGGCATAAAATATTCATTTCTGTCTACTTCTACAGTCAAAAAAGCATAACTTTCTTCTACAGCATTGCTACTTCTTTGCCTAAATTTACCTAGAGCACGATCTATAGCAATGTGATAATCTTTAGGATCTAGTTCGACATCAACCATAGATCCACCTAACATGGCGTTGATGTAATCTATAACTAGTTGTCTTTCTTGTTCGTTTTCAGTCATAGTAATATTTACCATAAATATAAGACTATGCCACGCTTATCTCTTTACCGTCCTGAAAAAGGAAACGATTTTAGGTTTTTAGATCGTGTTATAAACGAACAATTTCAAATAGGTGGAACTGATGTCTTTATACACAAATATCTAGGTCCTGTAAGTCCTCTTGAAGGTGAAAGTTCCCCTACTCAACCAAATCAAACCAATAGTATTCCAGAATTAGGTATTCAAGATTTACTACTTTTAGAAAATAGAGATAGACATTATAGTGAAGATGTATTCATTGTAAGAGGAATATACACACTGCAAGATGTAGATTTTAATTTAAGCCAATTTGGATTATTTCTTCAAAATGATAATATTATGATAACTTTTCACCTACGTTCAAGTTTTGATGCACTAGGTAGGAAAATTATGGCAGGTGATGTATTAGAACTTCCTCATCAAAAAGATGAGTATGCTTTGGATGATAGTCTTGTGGCATTAAAACGTTTTTATGTCGTGAGCGAAGTCACTAGGCCCGCTACTGGCTACAGTCAAACTTGGTATCCTCATTTAATTCGTGCGAAATGCCAACCTCTAGTAGATAGTCAACAGTTTAAAGAAATTTTAGATAAAGATGCAGGAGCAGATGATGGTTCTACACTTCGTAGTTTGATATCAGAATATCAAAATAGTATTGATATCAATAATCAAGTTATTTTACAGGCAGAGGAGGATGTACCTAAAAGCGGATATGAGACTAGACATCTATTTGTTATACCGACTGAAACAGCAGATGGTTTTGTAGACATACGAGACGCAAGTGAAACTGTAAATGTTACTGAAACATCGTTTGATGCCTCTGCGGTATTATCTACACCAAACAAAAATTATTATGTAGGTTGGTTAACAGGGGATGGTATCCCACCAAATGGATCACCTTATAATTTTGGAATAGTATTTCCTCCTACCCCGGTTGAGGGTGAATTTTTCCTTAGAACCGATTATCTACCCAACAGAATGTATAGGTACAATGGAACTCATTGGATCAAATTTGAAGATAATGTTAGAATGACAACAAGTATGCTAGGAGTCACACAAACTAATGATACGAATTTAATTAGACAAAAACTCAAGGCCAGTTTTGTAAACAATGAATCCACTACAACCATTGCAGGTAGTGTGATAAAAGAAAAGCAATCTTTGAGTAAAGCATTAAAACCTAAGGCAGATATCTAATGGATTATTTTTATGACGGGCAGATAAGAAGATATATTGCTCAATTTATTAACATTTTTAGTAACTTTGCTTATAAAGATGCAAAAGGTAACCTTGTGTCTGTACCTGTAAGATATGGAGATATAAGTAGACAAGTTGCACAAATATTAAGGAAAAACAGCGAGAATACTGTTCCAAGTGCCCCTTTTATTGCCTGTTATATAAAAGATTTACAGTTTGATCGTCCTAGGTTACAGGATCCAACTTTTGTTAGTAAAATTAACATTAGAGAAAGAGAATTTAATACGTCAACAAATTTATATTTGAATAGTCAAGGACAAAACTATACAGTTGAAAGAATTATGCCAAGTCCTTGGACAATTAGTTTATCAACAGACATATGGACTACAAGTTTAGATCAAAAATTTCAAATTTGGGAACAGATTGTTGTATTTTTTAATCCAAGTTTTGAAATTCAAACCACAGACAATTATATAGATTGGACAAGTTTAAGTTCTGTTACATTAGAAAATCAAGTTTGGACTCAAAGAACTGTTCCACAAGGTGTAAATGAAGATATTGATATTGTAACACTTAATTTTACTGCACCTGTATGGATCACACCTCCTGCTAAAGTTAGAAAATTAGGAATAGTAACAAAAATTATTAGTAATGTATTCGCTAGTAATGTAGAAGGTACTATACAAAATAGTTATAGAATTGATGGAGCAAGTGGTGTATTTGAACAGGTAAGTCCAGATGAATCTATTGTAGTCACAAGCGGTAACTTCAGTTTACTTGTCATGAATGGTACTGCTAGAATTATAAATTTAACAAGCCAAGGTGATAATATAGATGTAAGTGATCCACGAAACTCTACTTCATGGTTAAAATTATTAGATCTGTACCCAGGAAAATTCAGAGCAGGTTTAAGTCAATTGAGATTCACGCAGGAAACAGGATCAGAAATTGTAGCAGCAATTAGTCTTAATCCAAATAATGAAAATGAAATGATATTGAATATAGATTCTGATACTATTCCTTCAAACACTATCATTTCAGGTAGAGGTACAGTTGATGCAATAGTAAATCCTTTGACCTATAATCCTAGTAATTTAACTGCCGGAACAAGATTTTTAATATTAGAAGACCTTAACTATAACAGTCAATTTGGACAAATTGGGTATAATGGACCTATTGCTTGGAAGAATTCTAACGGTACAGATTTTCAGGCAAGGGCTAATGATATAATAGAATGGAATGGATCTTCGTGGTCAAAAGTGTTTAATTCTACAGCAACAAATGCTACAATTTACATTACTAATAGTTTCACAGGTGTTCAATACGAATACACTCAAGGAGATTGGACAAAAAGTTATGACGGCATTTATGATAGGGAATTATGGAGATTAATACTGTAAAATCAGAAATTGTTTGTAGTGGCGGTTTTATTTTATCTGAAAAGACAAAAAAATTTTTATTATTGTTAAGAAATCATGGTAAGACATCAGGTACATGGGGTTTCGTCGGAGGGAAAAAGGAACCATTAGATAGATCATCTTTAGATATACTTACAAGAGAAATAGAAGAAGAATTAGGTAAATTACCTACAATTAGAAAAATTGTTCCGTTAGAACTGTTTGTGAGTAATGATGGAAAATTTAAGTATAATACTTATGTTATCTTAGTTGAAGATGAGTTCATACCAAAATTAAATGATGAACATTCTGCATATGCTTGGTGTAATTATAGGTCATGGCCTAAACCATTACATCAAAGAATAAATCAAAGTTTAAATAATAAAATTATTAGGGCGAAATTAGAACTTTTGCTAGATTTAATCTAAAAGATCTGGACCAAAAGCCCATGTTCCTAGATGTCTGAGTTCATGACTTAGAACAGTATCAATTTTAACTGTATATCCTGCTGCTGCTATTTTTTGGCATAACAACATATCTTCTCCTAAGTGATCATTACTTTGAGAACTCCATCCAAATTCAAACCACGGCTTAGGTAATTTTTTAAAGATTTCTGTTTTAATAAGGATACATCCCATGCCTACACCTTGTACCTCTACTAATTCATCCTGTACATCAAATGAAAGAGGATTTTCCCAATCACCGATTATTTCATAGGCAACTCCTTTTGCAGGTAATTGTCTTCTAATGTAATTACAGGCCACTACTGGTTCGTCATGTGACAATAATCTAAGTGCAACACTACTTGGAAATGTTATGTCACTATCTAACCAAAGAATATAATCTGCATTTATGTTTAACGCTTCGGTTGCCAGCCTTTCTCTTTGCGTTAGCAAAATTGTACTAGCGTCCATAAAAATTTCTGTATCTAATTCACGTTGAGTATTTAATTTCATCATTTCAGTTAAACAAAGAGCATGTGCAGAGTGCAACACGTCTCTAACCGGAATACATACTGCTAACTTTATTTTTTTTGTGTCCCAACTTGTAGATGAAAATACTGATTTTTTCTTTCTCATGCGCCCGCCACATCTGTACTTAAAGTTTCGCCCTTGATAACTAATCCCTGAATACTGGTAATTATGTCTTGTGTTCTTTTAGCACACAGTATAAAGTCTGTAGGACTTAACTTGCAAGCTGTTTCCATAGTACTAAATTCTACTCTACCCATTGTGATCACTTGAATGGCGCTCATCCTGGCAAGATCTTCTATAAACGCATCTTTAATTTCATCTTCATCTTGTTTAAGAAGTTCTAAACATTCTTTCAAATCTAGTTCCGCTAAAAGTTCAAGTAACTTTTTATACTCGTGTTCTTGATCTTTTGAAAGTTTTTCAGTAAATCTTAAATCATTTATTCTTGTTAAAAACCTCACAAGAGTCTTTGGATTTGTTGTTCTGTCCCAATATATTATATTGTCAAGTTCCCACTTATTCGGACTTTCATCTACTTTGTCTAAAATTTTTTTAATGTCTTCAATTTTCATATTTTATGGTGGATAAGCGAATGGTGTTACTTTACCGCCAAATGTCGCTGAAAACTTTATTTGAGTTCCTGCGGCTTGACTAATTCCATAGGCAGCATTTGCACCGAGAACAGCACTTAATTTAATATTTTGACCACCAGCAGGAGCATCTCCAGCACTACCTCTTACCACATTAGTAAAGGCTTGGTGAACCTTTCCAAATGCTATTTCTGCACCTGTTGCCGGTAAAATAGCCATATTATTCCTTTATGGCACCATTATTTATAGTAGTAGATAATGGTTGATAAAAAATATGAAAAAGGTTCATAGATATAGACTTTTATAGTAACAATATTTATGTGTTAGTCTAACAGTCGGTTAACTACAAAAATCTACTTGGAAATTGCTGTTCTAAATATTTTAATAGTTTTCGGAATAGTGTCTGCTGCAATATAATACAGACTTACCACTGTATCTGTGCCTATATTTGTCATAAGAGCACTGAAATTACCGAGATCAGCAGTAGAAAATACTGTTGCATATTCTACCACACTTGCAGTCCCTGTATTAAAGGCAACTGTAAGTAATTCGCTAGTTTGACATCTATGAGTTATTAAAGTTCCTTCATCGACTTGAATAATATATTTCGCTGATCTAAACTGGCTGAAATAATATTGATCAATTACAGTAGGAGAAGTAGTTGCTACATTGGTAACTGTAGTATATTGGCTAGCATGAGGTAGACTAAATGTATTTGCATTTATAGACCCGTTAGAACCGATACCTCCTGAAACAATAAGGGCCCCTGTGTTTGTGCCTGTTGATACAGTTGTATTTGTGATAGTGATTTGTCGATTTGTAGTACTACCTCTAACTGTTACAGATTGTAATGTAGAAATATTATTAAATTCTAAAATACCTCCACCTATATCAACAACATCAATATCAGTTCCGTCAGCAGGTGTATTATTAAAACTTGCAGTGGTTAAAACAGGAGCCCCTTGAGAAAATAAGGTTCCACCTATGTAAAGATTTCCACCAATTCCTATTCCTCCGGTAACTGTTATATCACCTGTTGTTGTGCTAACAGATTGGACACCTCCGTTAACTACAATTTTTGTAAAATTACTGGTACTTGTGCTAGCAATTCTACCTATTATATTTCCACCGACATATAAATCTCTGCCTATAGCAGCACCACCTACCACAGTCATTGCACCACCTGTATTAACGCTAGTAGCATTCGTTGAAGTTGTGACCAATAAGGATAATACTGAAGTTGTATTGAAAGTAGATGGTTTTGAATTGATTAACCATGCAGACCCATTCCATTGGTAAATGGTAGTTCCTACTGCATAGGTTGTACCAATTGTGGGGTTTGATGGAAAATTATAAACTGGCATCTTTTATCTCTTTATAATTGAATAGTTTGTAACCAAAAAGAACTGGTTCCATCTTTAATATATTGGAGGTATCCGTTGATTTGGCTATTGATCCAAATGTCTCCTAGTCTGGGATTAGTAGGCGCTGTACCTGTTGTTAGTGTTACGGCAGGAGTGTATAATTCATATCCCTGATCTACATTTCCCCCACCACCACTATAAACTTTACCTGCTATGCCTAATCCTCCTAAAACTAATAAAGCACCAGATGTAGTAGAAGTAGAGTCAGTTCCAATACCTATTCTTGCATTACTGTTAATATCAGTGTTACCACCTCCATCATAGTAAAATACACTTCCGATATTAATTTGATTATCTTTTAAATCCACAAGATTGTCTGCACCTATGGCTATAATACCGCTAGCACTTGTTAGGTTATTAAATTGGTTGTGTCCAATAATTGTATTATTAGAACCTGTTGTTAGATTTATTGCAGTATTATTACCGAAGAAAAAGTTTGAACTGCCGTTTATTAATTTGGGTGCAGCATTAACTCCAATTGCAATGTTATCATCATTAGTAACATATCTAAAAATTGTTCCACTTGATACATATGTTCCAAAACCTGTTCCATTTGTAGGTAATAAAAGAGTAGAATTACCAAATAAAGAAAATGTTGAACTGGATAGTCTATCAATGAAATAATAATTTTGATTAAGTTGAGTAGTTCCTACAATGCCATCAATATATATTGCTGTACCTGTGCCAAGATTATGACTAGGAGAAGTTATAATAACAGGACTAGTTATAGTTCCTCCACTGGTATAGGTATTGAGAGGATAAACTACAGTTCCTATAGTGGCAGTTACACCATTCGCTGGAGTTGTTAAATTTTTATTTGTATATAGTGCTAAGGTGCTAGAAGTTAAAACATCAACCCAATATTTTGTAACATTTAAAACACTTGTAGCAGATGTAGCGGTTGCTAATCCTACTACTCCTGTGACATAAATTTGGCTACCAGTACTTAAACCATGATTAGAAGCAGTCAATACAATTGGTGTAGCATTCGTAGCACTTGTAATTGTAGAAGAATTTACTAGTGTTATGTTTGTAATTGTTGCCAAAATAGGAAAATTATTTGTTCCTACTAGCGTTAGAGCAGTGTCACCAATGGCAATACTATTACTGATATTTGTTCCGGTGCTTAATGCTTTCCTACCTATTGCAATTACTTTATTAACCGCTGATAAGCCTAATAATGTATCGTACCCTATTGCAATACTATTTTGTCCTGTTTCGAATCCACTTGTAGCGGTGCTGGCTATTCCTCTGAAAACGATATTGTTTATGCCCTCATATCCTCTACCGATTGTTAAACTGTTAACTGTAATATCTCTTGCAACATACATGTTGCCGCCTACACCTACACCCCCTGAGATTACCACACTGCCAGATGCGGTAGATGTTGACAGATAACTTGTACCTGTATGTAATATTCGTATAGTACCTTCAGGCAATAAACTATACATTGTAGAAGTATAGATTTGAACAAATCCTAGACTGCTTCTATATGAAGTTCTTAATGCTGCATCTGTTGCAACGGTAAAACCTGAAGCGGTGGTCTCAGTTGCAGGTAACTGAGGCTGGGCACCTGCCAGATCAATGAATTCTCCGCTTGTACCTCTTCTTAATAACGAGCCGCTTAATAATGATGGCATTCTGTTTCTCTAATTATGTATTGGCAGTTTCTAATATACTTAAAATCAATTGGACACTGGCCGTATTACTGGTAAATGCCCTAATACTATCTAAACTTTCTATAACCAACTTTCCTGTCAGCACTGCTCCTGCATCATTTGCTGGAATAGCGAAATTCTTTACTAAGAAACTATCTACGTTGGCCGCTTGGGCACCATTTCCTTGTGCGTCTGCTAAAACTGGTCTATTTCTATGATGAATAACATTAACGTATTGTGTGCTAGATGATGTTAAGTTAGCTAATTGCGCCATTAGAACAATACTAGTAACACCAATTGGTGCTGTATAAACTGTAGTCGTGCTTACACCATTAAAATTATAATAGGTGGTTGAAGATGATAATACAGTTGTTTTTGTTAAAAATTTATTTAATGGTAGTTGTGCCATTTTTTATTCCTATAGGCCTCCGCCTTCAATCGCTAAAATAAACGGTGTCATATTAGCATATAAAGATTGAACAAATGTTCTACCACTTAGAACACCAGTGGCCTGACTAATAACTAGTCCTGGACCAATTCTAAAATCACCGTTTTGATCAGTGCTGGTAAAGAACACCTTTCCTCCATCTAATTGTACTGTTTCTCTCTTTTGAACAGGATCTGCTCTACCAACCTGAGGTAATGCACCATAGTTTGTTCCTGCACCCACATATTCAAACAAGTATCCACTTGCACTTATATAGCTTCTTTGATAGAAGTTCACTGTAGAACCGTCTGGGAATAGGTCAGTTCTAGTAACCGCTTCTCCTAGTTCTACGATATGATGAGCACCTTGTCTGCCCCAATAACTTAGACCAGAATATACACTGTAATATGTTCCACCTGTTTGTAAATCATAGACAATTTGTCTTGCAATTAATTTAATGTCTCTCTTACATTTCTGTTTTACAAATTCTTTTTCATCGGCTGTAAATCCTGTTACCAGTGTAGAAAAATATGAATCATTAAACACATAATAAGAAATTTCCTCTGCAAAGAAATCGTAATTTGCTTCTATTAAAGTTACAGCACTACCTGCCCCTGGAACAATTGTACCTGTTTTAGTTATTGCTCCCGAAGGTACAACTGCCTGTGCTGCTGTAAAGTTTGTAGCAGTTAGAATGCTTCTAATTATATTAAATCTTAGGTTAATAAACTCTTGTGCCTGAGCACCGCCTGAGACCAAAGGTAATATAGTTTGACTGGTTACAGTATTAGTAGCAGTGAAAACTTGATTAGCAATGACTCTATTTAAAATAGTTTGTAAACGTCCGATTGCTTGATTATGATATACAACTTGACTAACACTTGGATTTTGGTATAATTTAGGTTCTACTGAAATAGGTACTGGATCCAATATGTTAATACCTGGATAATAAGGCGGATTCGAAACTGTACTAGATAATACTGTATAATAGGCATTACCGCAGAAATATAAAGTAAAGTAATTGTTATTAGTTACATCTCCACCGCCACTTGTAAGAGCCTGGTTTAATATAATGCTGTTATATCCTAGATCACTAACCACAGTTCCTGTGGCAGCATACCAAACGCCGTTATCATCATATTGACGACCAAATTGATCTCTAATATATAATATATTACCTATAGCAATGTCTGTGGTATCAATATCAACTAGGTTAATAGTTGATGTTGTTAAAGTAGCTGTACTAGGTGTAGCATTCAAAAATCCAGGAAAATTCTGTTCATTCAAGTGTCCATCTGGAGGTTCAACCTCCATTACCAAAGCAATGTGTGGTCTATTTACTAGATCAGGAACAAAAATTTGAACTCTTCCTGCCTGTGGCCAGTATCCATTTGGATAATATTGGTCTAGTTCATTACTGCCTGCAACTCCTGTGGGACTAAACGGATATGCTCTGAATGTTGGATTAAAAACTGTTCCGCTGAAATCTCTTCTACCATATCCTTTTGCCAATAGAGAAATGTTGCCAAAGTTACAGTTAGAGTTAGTAATAGAAGCAATACCACCGTTATCAACTTGAACACCCACTGAACAGAAGATTGTAAACACAGATACTAACTGTGCGTAACCATTTCTGGTAATACGCATTCCTATTCCGCCTTGATTTAACTGCGTAAATGCATCAAACACAAAAGATTGAATTGGACTGCGAT